CGTCCGATAGTAGGAGCGCATAAACTCAGGAGCTTCACCCTGTATGCAACGAACGACAAGAAGCACCTTTTCCGGACCTTTAGCACCAATCGTGACAGCCCCACCGAAAGTGCGCGTTTCCTTGCCTTCAATGTCCGTTGACGTTTTTACCGGCGTCCAAACCGATTGCTCTGCCCGCACTCCCACAGACCAAACGAACATCACGGCTAGCAGCTTCGCATGAATTTTCATGAGCTTTTCCCCCTCGTCACTTTTTGACATCTCGTACAGGTGAACGATTCGGAAAAGGAGCCGTTTAAAAACGATGTCGTAGCATCATAGCATCGTAACTGTTCAATGCGAAAATTGAGTCAATTCCTGTTACGTTCGCATCTCTAAAGTAAAGATTCTGGCTTTGAATAGCGCGAGTCGTGGAAGCTCCCCTCACAGGGCTTCAATAACACGAAAGCCCGCTTGAGTGAGAAGCGGGCTCGTTTGAAGCTAGAAAGGAGACCCTTATGGATCTCTTAGCGCTTATCGTTCTCCTGATCCTACTCAGGAAACGAGCGGCCCGGTTCAAAGTTGACATCCAACTCTAGACCGGATCGAAACGGCTGGCGGTTCGCGCCGCTGGCCGTTCGATGCTATTGTAACGCAAATGCCCCCGGAAGGAATGAACCGTAATATCCGAGTCGAAATCACGGACGCATCGGAGTTTCACTGCTTTCGTTTGGTTCTGAGTACACGCTCCGGGCACGACGTCGAAATCATGTTGCACGCGCGAAGCTTGGTCGATTTGATCCACCAATCTTCCATTGCACTATGCGAGTGGCAAGCGCAAACATCGGCGGATTTATTGCGGAAACTTGGGCATCCTGAGTTGATCGCATCGCCTGAGCAAGACTAAGAAATGCCACCCGCTGAGGAAACCATCACACTCACGCTGCCAGCCCGCCATGCGGAAATTTTACGGTCACTCAGCGAAGAAACGGAAGTCCCCATCAGTCAGGTTGCCGCGCAAGCGATCGCTATGCTGCACGCCGTTCACATCGGCACATGGCACATTGTGAGTAATCCACAGGAAGCGATCGCCGCCGCGCGCCTGATGGATACACCCGAGGAAGATTGAGCAATGGCCCCCGAAGAAACACCGGCGCTGCGGGAAGCCTACTGCTGGACGAAAGCAGATGCCGCCCGTTTCTTAGGCATCACGATTGCAACTCTGAATAAATGGATGGTACAAGGCAAAGCACCCGACTATCGCAAAATGGGAGGTTATATCGTGCGCTTCCGGCCGTGCGATGTGGTACGCTTTGCCGAGTCGCAACCCGCCGCACGTCCCGACGGAAAGATGTAATAACGGGCATTATGTTAACTCCGCTTCGCCTCTTTTCAGCCACTTAGCAGCCGCCGTTTTTTCCGTCGCGCAAACCACAACATCTAGCGCTTTGTACCGTCAAGTTCGCCCCGTCTTCCCCTTGTCAGACTCGGAAACGGCTTTCATGCGCTCTTTTCAATTCGCCGCGTCGCCGGCATTCCTATGCTCCTCACATAAAGGAATCTCGAGGTTCGAGCCGGCCCAGTGACGCATCTGCTCGATAAATTCGCACGTCTCGGAATCCTCCGGCAGCCAGTTCGCGTGCTCCTCGTTCATCGTTCGAAAGCAATGGAGATACATTGCCGGCCCTTTGCAGCGCATGCAATGTCGAAACAGAGGCGGAATCCGGAGCCCATACTCCTCGATATCTTTGAGCCGGTACATCCGGCTCCCTGCTTCGGCAACAATCCAGTTCGTTTGCTTGCGTGGCATTTTCTTCTGCGCCATCCTGTTTACCGCCTTTCCCGCAATCGCGTCAAAGTGAGCAGACACTCGCCCAGCTTTTGCTGCACCTGATTGTACGGATTGACATGTTCCCAGTCCTTACGCGCAAAATACCAATTCTGAATGAGACGCAATTCCTGACTGACTTCCGCCAGCGCTTGGATAGCATCGCTCAGGCGTGCATGGAAAGTGAACTCAAGGTCGATTTCGGCTGATTCGTGCCCCATTTCGCAATCGCTCCTGTACTCGCTCTCGCAATGCTTCAAAGTCGCGCTGACGTTGTTCGAAGTCCTTCCATTGACGCTCATAGATAGACGGATACCGCTCGAAAAACAGGAACACCAAGAGGGCAGCTAGAAGACCCGAGGCAAAACTCAGAACACAAGCACAGAAAAACTCATGCTGCCGAAAAGAAGCAACAGAGGAGAGCAGCAGCAAGAGAGCCAGCATGGAGTACAAAACGATCATTTCGAAGTTCCCTCCCGCCGATTCGTTTTTACTTTGAGCAGCTCTTTCAACTGCCGCCGCGTCGTGGTAACCGCACTGCCGCAGATAGATGGCATAGAACAAAGCTCGATAAGACATCAGCGCTCCTCTTTCGCTTGCGCCAAAGCCCGCGCCCACCTTCGATCCTGCTCTGCCAGCGCTTGCGCCAATAACATCCGTATGAGATCGCTGCGCGTCATGCGCATGGCACGCGCCGTTTCATCCAAGCGCCCCACCAGCGCGCCGTCGAGCCGCAGCGTCAGTTTGTCGGAGGATACCAACCGTTTCACCGCTCCCCTTCCGCCTGCGCCAGGTGATAGAGAAAATTCATTAAGTACCCGGCCAGCTCCGGCGTTTCCCGCAATAGGACTAACAGCACCGCCACCGCTTCCCGCTCCTCCTGCGTGCGTGGAAACCATTTCGCCGTTTCGAAGGCTTTCAGATTCAAGGGAGGCCGAACCGGCCCGCCTGGCCCGCGGCGCATGGCGCACTTCATAGCGGCATCCGTTCCTGCAGCGCGGCCGGCTCCAGCTCCTGAAACTTCTGCGCAATCAGCAGCACCAGTTCCCGTTCACGCCGCGTCAGCTTCCACGGTTCGCCCTGCAGCACCAGCCGCAGCACGCCACCGCCCGCGCAGCGATAGCGGCAGAGCTGATGCATGCGGAAACCCCAGAAGCCGGCCGGCACGAGTGCCCAGCAGTCGCGCCGCCTCATTGCACGAAACCCCGTTCCTTCAGCGCCTCGAGCGCTGCTGGATTGATCCAGACCGGCCGGCCGTCGTCATCTTTGCCCGCGTGAAAGCCGGCCTTCGTCAGCAAATAGATCGCACGCCGCTGCATTTCGCGCGTCTGCAGGTGCAGCGGCACGCCGCAGACTTCGAAAAATTTCGCGATCGACAATTCCGGATTCTGGCGCGAATAGTAGACCAGTTTTTCCGACCATGGATCCGTCACCAGCCGCGCCTGCTGTTCCCGCTCGAACAGTTTCGCCGTTTCCATCTTCGGCCGCCAGCCGGCGCCGCGCCGGTAAAGCGCCAGCGCTTCCGCCCAAATCTGCCAGGCATCCCGCGCGAGCGCCGCCACATCCACCGCGCCCACCGCCACCGGCCAGACCAGGCGCTGGCCTTCCCCGTAGAGATAGCTCTGTTCCTCCTCCACCGTGCCCAGGAACACGCACTGCCGCGGATAGTTCATCTTGCCCCAGCGGCTGTGCGCCGGCCGGTACTGGTCATGCGTGCGCGTCAGGAATTGCCGCGCATGTTCGTATTGCAATTGCCGGCCGACGTCGGCCAGCGCCACCAGCCACACGCCGCGGAGCTGTTCGGCCGATGCCTGCCACTCGAAGCGCGACGGAAGCTGCGCGAGCAGATAGGATGCATCGCCGGCCAGCGCTTGGAAGGCCTCGAGCATTTCGGCAGGACGGCCGCCCTCGAACACGAGAATGCTTTCCGCTGCACAGCCTGGCTGGAAGAGACGCGCCACCGCGCCCACAAACCAGGCCACCGCGCATTCATCCCAATAGAGCGCCTGGTCTTCCGCGTAGCGATGTTCGGCCCGCGGCTGCGCCTGGAAGTACTGCAGGAAAAAATTCTCCTCGAGCCGCTTCACCCCGTCCCAGCGTTCGGCCGCGATGCGTTCCCGCAACGGATGCATGGCCTGCGATCGCGCCACCAGCTCCACCGCGGCCCGCACCACGCCTTCCGAGAGTGTCGGCGTCAACTGCCGCTGCAGCCAAGCGAGAATCGAGAAGAAACGCTGCTCCTCCAATTCGCCGGCTGCGATCGCGGCCGGCAGGCCTTCGCCCAGCAGGATTTTTTCGCGGAACGCATCGTACTGGAGTTTACCGGCCCAGTCCGGATGTTCGCGCAGCGCATGCGCCGCGTTCGCCACATTCGGATGCGGCCGGCGATTGCGGTTGAGCGTCAGCCCGTTGCGCCAGGCCTCCGCTTCCCCTTCGAGCTGCTCGAAAGAAGGTCGATACAAGCGTTCCAGCCCCAGGATTGCCGGCGATTCCATGCGACCCCAATACGGGCAAGCGGCGCAGGTTTCCTCCGCAAAGTCGCTGCGCACGCGTGCGCAGGTCACCGGCCCCGCATCCTCTAACGCATGCCGGATTTTCTTTTCGGTTTCGCTGCGCCGGTAGCCGCGGTACGGCCGGCTGAAAGCATGCGCATCCTCGTGGCCGTTCTCGGTGCGCGCGACAATCGAGAGCATGGCGTACCATTCCGACTCCGGCAGGCTGGCCGCGTCATCGCGTGTATGCCGCAGCCAGGCGCAGCCGGCGAGAATCGGAGGCAACTTCGGCGCCGCCAGCGGCTTCTTCCGATCGCCGGCCGGTTCGCGTGCCGAACTTTTCTGCGCCGCTTCCAGCCACGCCTGCGGCAGCTCCGCCATCGCCTGAAACCAGCCGCTTAGACCGTCCCAGGTATACTCGATGCCGCTATCCGGATGCACCGAGGGAGGCGCCAGCACATAGCAACCAGCGCCGCGCAGATCCACATGCGGCGCGAGGCGCCCGCGTGCCGCGAAATCCTCCGGCACGCGAAAGTAGAGATGCGTGCCGCCCGTTCCCGTCGAAACCGTGCGCGTCTCCGGCAGCTTGCCGTACTTCTGCTCGAGGGAAAAGAATTCTTCGCGGCCCGGTTTGCCATCGCGCACATCAATATCGACAATCAGCAGGCCGGCGCCGGCCGCCAGGCCGATATTCGCCTGCGGCTGCCGCTGCCACCAGACGCGAATCTGAAACTCATCCGTTGTCGCATCGAGTACCCCGCGTCCACCTTCCCGCTCCGGTATCAATGGCAGCTTCGAGCGCACACCCAGCGGCAGTACGCGAAACCCCGCTTTCGCATAGGCCAGCGCCGCCCGTAACAGTCGATCTGTCGCCGCGTCTGCCATCGCTTACCCCGCTCCCGCGGCCGGCGTGAACGCTGCGCCTGGCGCAAGCGGCCGCATCGCCTGACGCCGCTGCTTCGACGGATGCCGGCGCCGCCACTCCTGCAACTGGCGCACGATTTCCCCGTCAATTTCTTCCTGCCGGCCGCCCTGATAATCGAAGGCCTGCCACGGCGTGAGCTGCTCCTCAAACAGCGCCGCCACTTCCACCGCCAGCGGAATCAGCGCATTTTTCGTCGTAAGCTGAGCTGCCTTTTCGCCGGAGCCGGCTGCTGCTTCCCAGATCGCAAACCAGCGGCTGCTGCCGAGTGCCACGCGTTCGATACGGAGCGCGACGGCTTGCCGGAATTGCAGCCCCAGCGCATTCCCCGCTGCCGGCCGCGGCTGCCGGAACAAAGCCCGCACGTAGTGAATATTCGCCGGCACGCCTAATCGCGGCATTCGCCCTCCGTTTCGATGCGCCGTTCCTTGCGCCAGGCCTCGAGCACCGTCTGCAAACGCCGCTCGAGTGCATACCAGTCGTACTCACGCGCCATGCGCGGCTGCGCAATACCGGCTGCGCTTAATGCCGTGAAAAGTGAGACGAGTTCGGCCGGCGAGAATTCGAGTGCAATCAACTTTTCATCCGCGCTGCTCATAAGCCCGTCGTGCCGGCCGCGGCCGTCGCGTTCACCTCCGCTGCAATCTGCGCCATCGCATCGGCCAGCGTCGGATTATAGTCACCAACCGTCAACCGCGCCTCCGTCGTCGCCGCGCGATCGGGAAGCTGCTTTAACACGACCCGCTGCACGGCCATTTCTTTTCCGTTCCAGCCATAGCGTGCAGCCGTCAGACGCACGATGCCGCCCGGCTGTGCGCCGACTGTCCAGCAGACCAGCTCGCCGCGTTCGTTCGGCGTCGATGCCCGCGCCAGGTCCGTCTGCGCATACTGCAGCGCCGTGTTCGCGTGCGTTACCCGCAAGTCGTAATCGACCCACTGCAGCAGTCCGTACTGGTCGATGGAATTCTGATCATAAACATGCGCCGTTACTCCGTCACCGACGAACGTTACGTCATTCGCCGGCGCATAGAAATCTTCGCTGTAGGCTTCGACCCGGAACGACGGTTTGCCGGCCACGTCGGCCAGCTCCAATATCGGTATCGCCGGATTCTCGCCGTAGGTCAGCACGCCGTTTACGTCAATGAACCAAACCCGGCCCGTTGCTTTCGCGATCGCATCGAGTATCTGCGTCACCGTCTGATACTCAAAATTCAGCGCCAGTACGGCTGTGCGCGTAATCGTGCCCGTCTGCAGAATGGAAGGCGTCAAGCCGGTTCCCGTCAGCACGTCGCGGATGATCTGGTCGTCATACAGGCCCAGCGCCGTATAGTCTTTCGTCCATTGCCGACCGTCCGTAAACAGTTTGTAATCGCGGCAGGTATAGGAAACTTCGACCGTGCCATCGAGTGCCCCCGCATCCGCCATGCTGCGCGCTGCCACAAAGCCCACAAACAAGGTCGAAGGACTGGCTGCCGTCAGCGCCATCTGCGGCAGCGACCAGGCCGCAAACAGCGGCGCGCCCAGATAGACCGCATCCACGCCGATCGTGAATACCGTATCGGCCGGTGAGAAGCCGCACTCGAACCAGATTTCGATCACACGTGTCGAATCGAAGGCCGCACTGCGCATCGGCAGTCGATCCGGCCCCAGGTTATAGACGATGCGGTACGGATTCGGCAAAGCATCCTGATTGCCGGAAATCTGCGAACCGTACCAGCTCGCGCCGTTCGCATCCACCAGCCGGCCGCGAAAGAACCAGGCGCCGCCCGGCCCGCCTTTCGGCCATTCCACCGCCAGCGACAAATAGCAGTCATGAAAATCCGTCGGCGCAAAATGCGCCAGCCGTACCTGGCCGGCTCCGTATTTGCGATCGACTTGAAACAGCATCGACTTAACTCACCCGGTAACTCAGCGAAATCATGCCTTGATTGACGCCGGCCTTGAACACGGCGCCGCCGGGCATCGCAAAGACCAGCCGGTTATTCACCTTGTCCAGCCAGCAGGCCGTCGCAGTCCATCCCGCGCCAGGCGAAACCACGGCAGCCGTTGCTGCCATAGACGCAGCCAGATTCACCGCAGGAACCGGCAGCGTGAGATAGAGATAGGTATCAAGCGTTCCGCCCAGCGTCAGCGTGAAATTCAACTGCAGTAAGCATTCCGCGCCGCGCCGCAGATACTGCGCCAGATAGACCGTCAGCGCCGAAACCGTCATCGCGCCGGATGCCGTCACCACCGGCGTGTACGTCTGCCAGTCGTTCCCGAATTTCACCCGGTCTGGCGCCGCGAACGTCACCGCGCCGGCAACCGTCAGACTGCCCAGGTTCGTGAGTGCATAACCGCCTGCATTCACATCGCCGCCCCACGTCTGCAGGTTTTCGAGCAATGCGTTGTATTGATTCGCCGTCGAAGCTTCGCCTGCCTGTACCGGAGCCGGCCAGCTCATACGTTCGCCACCTCCGACCAGGGAACAACCGCTTCCCAAATTTCCGTATCCGATTTCTTGCCGAACACGTGCAGGCCGTCTGCCTCGGCCAGGAAGTTCACCGCGCCGACGGGTATCGTCTGCTCCGGCTGAACATCACCATCCACCGGATCAGTCGTTTCCGTTTTCGCCGACCGCATATGCTGGCGAATCTCATCGAGCGATGCGCCGGACCCATGCGGAACCCAGGCCAGGCCGGAAACATTACCGGATGCGTAAATATTGCCCTGCGTGCGCATGCTGCCGGAGGCCGGATAAAACGTCGGATCGACTGCGAATCGGCCGTCATTGACGATCTGAAAATAATTCGCAGCGGTGCCGCTTTTGTTCAGCAGGTAATCGAAATTGGATGTGATGCGCCCGACGGCTAGTAGTGTGCCCTGCACAGTTAAACCCGACCCGGTGCCGCCGGAAAAATCAATGGTTGGCGCCCCGCCGCTCAGTCCCAAACGCCACCAACTGGACGGGTTAATCGGAGTGTTGCAAACCGCAAACCACTGCGCATTGAACTGCGTGGCAGTCGGAGTCTGACCGAGGCGCAGATAGGCATCGTTACTACTCAACGTGGCTGGCGCCAACAGTACTGCGCCGGCGCTGAAATTCGCAACCCCACCGCTGAAATTCACGGGCTGCGCGCTATCGAAAGCGATGGGACCATTCGCGCGCACGGAAACCGGCGCGCCCACCGGCGCATTCGGCGAAGCAACCGCCAATTGTAGGTAGGAACCAGCCGAACTTTGCGCCGTCAGCGTTAGCGCTTGCAAATCTCCCGCAGCCGTCAGGCTGCCGCTCGCCGCAATCGCGCGCACGCGCAAATCGCGGTCCACACCATTTGAATCGGAGATTTGCAGCACGCCGGCCGCGTTGCGCTGTATTCCGACGTCAATCGGATCCGATGGTAAGTTATTCCCGCTCGCGAAGCCAATCACGCCAACGGCCGGCAGCTTGATCGGACTCCGCGCATTCGCCCCCGTCGTCGCAAACGATACAATGCCCTGGCCGGCCGTCACATCGTAGAGCGTCAGCCAGGCGCCGGCCGGCGTATCGGTAAAGGCGAAGCGATGCCCGCCTGTAGCCGTGTTCTCGATCACGAGCGACGTACCGCCTGCATTCGCCGACGTCACAATCAACGGCGTACCCTGGCTGGCGCCGCCATTCGCGGTAAAAAGCTGCGTCTCTAGATTTGCGGCATTCTTCAGCGCATAATTGCCCGCATCCACATCGCCGCCCCATGTCTGCAAAGCAGCCACCAGTGCGTTATACTGCGCAGCCGTCGCCGTCTGGCCCGGCACGACTGTATTAGGCCAGGCCATTCTTTTCTGCTCCGAACAAATCCGGCTGCGGCAGCTCCGCGGCCGGTTCCATCAGAATTAGCAGCCGATCTTCCTCTAAGTGCACGCGGCCGCGAAAACCATGCTGCTCCGCGATGAACTGCAGCACCCCCTGCATGGCTCCCTGCGCCATCGCGATGACTTCCCGCTGCCGGCGGAACCAGGCCTGCTCCGCGGCCGTGAGTTCATACGTTTTCATGCCCATTGCGCGTCCTTACTCGTCGGGTTTGCTTCATCCGCCCAGAGAAAGTCATCCCAAACCGTACCCTTCGGACACCAGGCCCATTTCGCGTTCTGGATGTTCGTGCCATCCTCCCAGTTACTCTGGTCCCACTTCTTGCACGTCAGCGGCTGAAAGGGCACCAGACTCCCGGCGTAAGAGTCTGCATCGAAGGGAGGCAACTGCACGCCGGCTGGGTACGTACGGCCGCACAGCCAGACCGAATCGAGCCGGATTGTCGCCAGCAGCACATGCAGCGGCACGTCGGCTGCATGCGAAACGCGGAACCCGAATTCGACCAGATTCGAAGGCATTGCCGGCTGCGCCTGCGTCGGCGCCAGCCGCAGGCCGGCCGCAACCCAGCTATTCGCTTCCGCAATTGCCGTGCGCATCGGCGCTGCCCATTCGACGCCGGCCGCATCCTTCGCATACGGCAGCACGTATAGCGCCGGCTTCGTCGCCTGTGATGCATAAGCCACCTGCAGCCAGCCCCAGAACACATAGCCGTTGCCGTTCGTCGGCCAGGCGAACGAATGCACGAATTCGAGCGTCGCCGCTTGCGTCGCCGGCGTCCAATCGGTTTCGCTGCAGCCGATGCCGTAGGCCGATTGCGTCGCATCGAGGCGCAGCGCCGAACAGTCGCCGCGTGCCTGCCAGTCGCGCAAATCGCCCGGCTCCTCAAATCCCCAGGTCGCCACTTCCGCCCGGCAGTCGCGGCCGGTAATCTTCACTTTCGACAGATTCGTAATCCACGGCCCGCGGCCGGCCGAATGAATCGAGAAATTCGCGGCCGAAGAAAATTGCGCATCGAGCGTAATCGCGGCATCGTACCAGGATTCGAGACGTGCGCCGTTGATGAAGATGTCGAACTTCATCGCACAACTCCCGCGACCTGTAACGCGTGCACGATATCCTGCGACACCTGCTCCGTCGTCGGCCCGACTTGCACGTTCAATACAACGTTCGGCCGCAGTGCGCCGGAACTCAGCGCAGTCCGAATATCGTTCAGCACCGAAACAACCGGCGTAAAATCAACCGAAAAACTCGAAACATCTACCGGCACGCCGGCCGCCGGCGCGAACTGAATTCGGCTGATTGCATCGCTCAACAACTGCACATTGAAAGCGCCGGCGAGCGCGGCGAGCTGCGCCGAAATCGTCGCGAAGCCAGTACGCATGTTATTAAAGCCGGCCGATAACTGATTCCAGAGTTCACTGCCCCAGTGCGTGATATCGCCGCGCAGCCCTACCACCTGATTACGCGTGTACGCCTGAAATTCCGTATAGAGATCATGCACGGCCATGTAGGTGAGGAACACACCCTGCTGGATGTTCTCCTCGATTTTCTGCGTACCGCGTGTCTGGAAAATGCCAATCACTCCGGTTATCGCCGACACCGCACCCGTCACCATCGAAAACGCGCTGCCCAGGCCGCCCAACGCCGCGCCCGCCGCGGAGCCGCCTGCCGGCGTGCCCGTTTTCGCGGCCGTCTGCGCAGCCGATCCGCCCAGGCCGCCGAACAGATCGCCGACACCTTTAAAGGCTTTTGTCACTTCGCCCAGCGCCGCCGTCAGCCCGTTGCCGCCGATCAGCGACTGGATGAACTTGCCCACCGCCGCCACGCCCTGCTGCACGAAAATCTGCGTGAACATCTTGCCGATATCCGTCAGCAGCGATTTCGTGATTTCACCGAAACTCTTGTCGCCGCTCCAGAGCGCATCCGTAATATCCGATGCCGTCTGCCGTACCAGCCGCGTGATATTGCGCTGCGCATCCTTCCACATGGATTCCTGTTTGCCCAGCTCTTTACCGGTATTCTCCGTCTGGTTTTTCAGAGTCTGACCCTGTTCGTCGGCCGATTTGCGCACCTGCGCGCCCAGCTCCGCCAGCGCTGCCCGTTGCTCTGCCGAAAGATTGCCCCAGTCTTTCGCGATCGTCTGCGTAATCGTGTCCCAGGCCGCTTGATTGATGCGCTTGATTTCTTCCGTACTCGTGCCGGCCAGCGATACCTGCTGCTTCCAGCCTTCGCGCACGTTGTAAATCATGTCGTTGATGGACTTGTCACTCGCGTACTTGATAGACTCCATCGCGGTTCTGATACGCTCCGCGCCGGCCATCGCATCCCGCGCCATCGCTTCGGTTGCTTGATCCGCTTCCTTATAAACCGGAGTCATGCCGCTGATTTGCTCATTCAGCTTTTTCGCCAGTTCGATCTGTGCTTCCCAGGCGCGAATCGAATCCATCGAAAATTTACGATGCGCTTCCGCTACTGTCTCGACGGCAGTACCCACGCCCTGCAACGCATCGCCGGTTTTGTGTAGCTGGTCAATTAAATTTTTCTGATTGACAACCCAGTTCACTACTCCGTGGATTGCAGATTCGTTGCGCTTCGTCAAATCGGAAATGCGATCCCCGATTCCTTTCAAGGGACTGTTTACGTCCGTATTGATGGAATGGCCGAGTTCCTGAAAATTCTTCTTCAGACCGTCGCGCAGCGTGCCCAGATCTTCGCCGATCACATCGAAGGCGAATTTGATCCACTCCGGCATTTTTAATGCGAGTTTGTTCCACAACCCGCCAATTGCGGCCAGCTCCCGCTGCGTATTCTGCAGCATGCTTTCGTTATATTTGTTAGCCTGTTCGGCCAGCTTCTCGAAAATGGCCTGTATGACCGCGGCCGTATAGGCCACGTAGTGAATCACGTTGTCAAGCGAAGTCTTCCAGGCCTGCGCCCACAGATCGCTTGCTTTCGCATTCGTATCGAGCGATGTGTTGACGAATCCCAGCGCCTTTGCAATGCCTTCGAACGCACCACCTACAAATTGCCGGATCTGACTAAAGCCGGTACTGAGCGTATCGAACAATTTCTGCGCCAGACCCTGAATGACCCCGCTTTTGATAAACCAATCACCGAAAGCGGACACCCACTTCAAGGCCTCCGTCACCCAGCCCGAAACTTTCTGAATGGCCGGCCCGAATAGCGTCGTAAACGCCTGCGCTAGCGCTTCGACACCTTTACCGGCCGCCTCCGAGAATGCCGTTTTGACGCCTCCAAGCGTGGCATTCAAACCCTTTAATGCCTCCGAACTGGAGAGCGCTTTGATGCCGGTATCGAGCAGCCAGCCGCCGACTTTTTCGGCAATCTGCAAGGCAGTCATGCCGGTTGCTGCACCGGCGGCGATCGTCGCCACACTACCTAAACTCGGAACAAGTTTCGATGCTGCACCGCCCAGCGAGGAAAGGAAACTACCAGCCGTACTCGACTGCTTGCCGGTATTCTCTAGCGCCGTACCCGTCGTCTGCGCCGCCTGCGCAACTGCAGCCGTTTTCGCGGCTGCCTCCGTCGCGGCCGTTGTCGAAGCCTTAAATGCATCCGTTACCTTCGTCGTCGCCGTCGCTGCATTCGTTTCCGCCGCGGCCGTGGCTGCCGCCGATTCGGCAACCTTCTTCGTTGACTCCGCGGCTGATGCAGCCACCGTCGCCGTCTGCGCAAATTGCGCGTTGGACGCATTGAGCGCATTGCCTAACGCGCTGATCGATTGCGTTGTTTGGACATTCGCCAGGCCGGAGGTTTTGACCGATACCGAAAGCGCATCGAAGGATTTTGAGGCATTCGCGGCCGACGTCTGAATCGAGGAAACGGCCGCATCCGTCGTTTTCTGCGCTTCCGCAATAGAACGGTTATAGGAATCCGTCACCGCGTTCAGAACAATATTGACGGTACGGTTCAAACCTTCAGCCACGGCGTTTTACTCCCGGCAGGCTCAGAAAATACGCCTCCAATTGCCGGCCGCTAGGCATCTGCGGCGCCCGCGGCCGCGGCTGCTCTGCCGCTTCGTCTGGCTTCGTCAGCAGGAAAGATTCAACGGATACTTCCGGCGCATCCTTCGCGCGATTCGCCTGATAGGTCAGATACAGTAACTGCGCGATCATAAGTTCCCAATGCCGGTTTTGATCCCTCCACTGCTCGATGAGTGCATCCAGCTCCGGCCGCGTCAGCTCCCAGAATTCCCACTCCTCGAGCCGGAGGCGGATACGTGCGAAAGCCCGGAGTCGCTCCCACTCGTGAACGACGGAACCGCCAGGCCGTTGACGGCTGGCGCCGGCTGCGCTTCCGCTGCCGGCTCCGCGGAAGGGTTTGCCGTACCCATCGCTTCCGCCACACAGGCGTTGTAATACGACAAATTCTGCATTTCGATTAACGGCCGCAGGCCTTCGAGCGTCAAGTCGGCGTGTTCATGCCGCAGTCCCAGAAATAACGCCTTCGCCACCGAGTCTAAATCGCGCTCCGGAAGCTGCTGCAGCTCAAGCACATCCGCCAGCGTGTAATACAGATACCGCGGCACTTCGTCGCCCAGAACGATTTCGACCCGCTGCAGTACTTTTCGCTTGCGTTCCGGCATATCAGGCCACCCGCTCGAGCGTCGTATCACCTGCCTGGCGCCGGCCCGTTCGCGTATCCGGCGCCCCTGTCCGTTCTACCGTCACATCGCCGAACTGGCGCAGCGTGCAATTCAATTTCATGGCGCCGGTTCCGGTAAAGGCCAGCGGCAGCGCGGTAACGAATGCCGCGAAGGTCACGACCAGCGTTTCGCCGGCTGTATATTCGGTTTCAATCTTGAATGGCCGCACTTCGCGCGTTTTCGACAGATGAATCAGCCCGGTTAGTTCGTTATGCGTCGGATCATCCGGCCAGTAATTCACCACCAGCGCGATGTCGCCCGGCGTCGATAGACCCGGAATCTGCAGCACGACCTTCGAGGCATTCGCCAGGTTATTGACATCGAGCATGGAAATCGAAGGCGAAGGAATCGTCAGACTCTCGACATTCGATATTTCCTGCCAGGTCGGTTCCGAACTGGCATCGTTACAGGTTCCGAGGTACACATGCGAAGGAACCGGCACGAAGCCGGCCGGCGTCACCGTCGGATCGACGGCGATCTGTGAGCAGATACTCGCCTTCGTAACGGCAACAGCGGTTCCACTGACATGCGCCGCGGCCGTCGTCGCCTGCTGTCCGCGCGCAATCGTGAACGTATCGCCGGAACCGCCCGTGACCTTCACTTTTTCCATTTCGATCGTGAGCGTGTCGCCGGTTGCTACGGCGTCGTGCCCGGTATTCAGTGTCAGAGATGTATCAGTCGCCGAAATGTCGGCCGCCAACGTCGTAGGCATTTCTTATCGTTCTCCCTTCTTCACAAAAACAGAATTTGCACGTTCACCGTCGCCGCGCGAACCGTGCCCTCCGCGCGCGTAAAGGTCACTCGATTGACAAACGTCTGCATCCGCCGTTTGCCGATGTATAAGCACTGGTCTTCAAACAGGTAATTGAGAACCGTTGCGATTTCGCGCACCCGCTGAAACCCCTTCTCCGGATCGGCATCATTCGAATACACCCGCAGCACCTGTTCCCCCCAGAGCTGTTTCGACTGATCGACCGCACGATCCGACGTCGCCGAAAACGTATCGAACAGCACGTAAGGGTACGGCGTCGCATCGGGCACATAATCCCAAACGCCGGAAACGAGTAGCAGCAATTCTTCCGACTGTTTCAGCCGGTCGTAAAGCACCTGCTGCAGCGCCAGGAAATCTATAATCACGGCGCATCCACTCCGATCTGCTGCGCGAGGCGCACATCGAACAGACGCAGCTCACGCGCCACCGCCGACTGCAGAAACGCGTGCGGCTTCACATAGCGCGTACCGAAAATCACGTAACTGGCATACGGGACGGCAGCCGTGACCACGAACTCACCTTCCGATGGCCGATGCGCATAGATGTTCGTGCGCAGCCGGCCGGTTCGCACCGGCGCCGCGGCCGCGGCTGCGCGTGCCGCCTCCGTTACCGCTTCGTCTAAGTCGCGGCTGACCAGCTCCGGCAATCCACGCAGTTCCAGAAAAAGGCTGGACAATTCGTTCATTCGATGCCCTTTCCTTCCCAGGCCGTCAGCACCTGTTCGCGGTTCCGTTCATCGCGGTTATAGATGGCCGTGATATTGAGAATGCGGCCGCGATACAGCAGGCGCATCGTCGCATCCACATCCAGCCGATGGCGCAGCGTCACCTGCCACCAGACCCGCGACTCCATTTGTTCCGCCTGCGCAATCTCCAGGCCGGATTTCTGCTCGAATTTCGCCCAGGCCCAGGTCACGTGCTCCCAATCGAGCGCCACCGCATCACCCGTCGCGCCTGCGATCGGCAGCGGCCGCTGAATCTCGACAAAGGAACGCAAATCGCCGGCCCGCATAAAACGCCTTCAGGAGAACTCGAACCGCCGATCCGACAGCAGCGAGTCGATGAACGGAACCGTTTGAATATTCGCATCCGTCGCCTCCTCCCGGTTTTCGTAGAGTGCCCCAATCCGCAACAACAGCCAGGACTGCACATCCGCCGGCACATCTTCCGGCAGTTCGCCGTAGCCGGCCCGGTAACGCACACGCAGCAGATCTTCCGTCAACGCCTCGAAATCGACGTCGCCGCAGCCGCACGCGCAGCCGCCGCAGCACGTGCCGAAGATGCCCGCGTTAAAGACAACGCGCCCCGGCGATGTATACAGGCCATCGCTGGTTTGCTCGATGCGATAATCCGTTCCCGCGATCAGCGTTTCATCGCCGTACGTCACCAGCTCGACACTAAGTAAATTCGTCCAGGGCAATTCCAAAACGCAGCAGCCGCAGCGCGTGCCGAGTTCCTGCGGATAGCAGGCCGTTTCGTATTTGGTGTCGATCAGCGCCAGGCGCAGCGTTTTCGTGGCGGTCCGCACCGCCGCCTGCGCCAGCGTCTGCATGACATATGCTTCCTCGGACGATTCGATCTGCCCCAGCTCCTCCAGGCGCAGATGCCGCTTCACCTGGTCCCAGGTAACCGGCAGCGTCGCCGGAGGCTCAATGAGTGTCGTTTTCATATCCGCTCCGCTCCCGTTCGGCAGGCCCCTCCGGTTGCGGCGCAGGATGAATAGGCTGCGCGGAAAGGCCTGCCGTTCGAGAGTTCGCGCATTAGCGTTTCTCGTCGTCTTCGTCGTCGCCGTCCGGTTTCGGCCGGCGTTCCGGTTCCGGTTCCGGCTGCGGTTTTGGTTGCGGTTTTGGTTGCGTACCCATTTCGTTCGTTACCTCCCTTCCCGGCGTTGCCGTTCACGTTCGCTCGTTGCCTGTTCCGCACGTTCATTCGATCGCCGCGCCGCCGTTACCGTCGGATGTTCGCCGGCCGCGGCACCACCGCCTTCGAGCTGCGCCTGCTGCCGTTCCTGCGCATTCTCAAACCGGCTGCCCTGCGTTTCGCGTCCCGTCACACCGTCACCGCCCAGCAGCACATACGGCGAACGCTGCGAGCCGGATTTCGTGGTAATCGGAGCCTTAAACCAGGGAGTTCCGCCGACGCGAATCACAAACCGGAAGCAGGTAATGTCGTAATCGAACCAGAGATGAATCGAAATGTCCTGCCGCAACCCGCCTGTTTTGGTCGCCGTCAGATAGGCCTTCAGATCGACCAGCGCCACATCGCCGGTTTCCCCTAGCGGCGCCGCCGCATCGGTAATGACAATCGGCCGCCCCATCAGCGTTCCGTAGGGAGCCACCGACAAGCCGCCCGGAGGCAGATAGGCCGGAAAGCCTCCCACCGGCGTACCACCCGCTCCCACGATCGGGAAATAAAGCGAAATCAGCGCCGCCTGCGCATCCTGACTCATGATCCAGACGGCCGATCGCGACGCCGAATAAAACGCCGTCCACATCTGCACGATGTTCTGGACGGTCACTGTTTTCACCGGTTGCGTGCCCGGCCGCGGCACCATCACGGCTGCCGGCGATGTGTAAATACCCTGCGGTTCGCCGTTTCCGGTTCCGTTTAGAATGGCATCGGAAATCTTGTAGTCCATCTTTTCCGGAGCCTTCCGGCGCAGCAGCGCTGCCAGCGCCGGCGCATCCTCGAGCAGCTCATCCGATACCGGAACCAGCACATAGAGCTTATTCAGTGCGACCGTCACCTGATCGAGTGCCAGCTTGGAATTCTTCTTCAGTGCGCATTCCTTATCCCAGTACGCCTGAATGCCCGCAACCGTATCCCAGGGAGTGGAACTGTCAATCGGCACCACGACGCGGTTGCTGGAAGTCGTGATGTTGTCCGTCAGCGGCAGCAGCGAATCTTCCGCCATAATCAGGCTTTGAATGTCGGCCCGATAGTCGGGAGGCACCGCATAACCGCCGTCGGCGTTGACGCCTTCCGTCATCACGTTGTCGGGAGGTCCAGCCGAATTCAGCAGCCGCGGATCCGTCGGCCGGCCATGAATGCCGGCGTTGCGCACCGCCTGCGCGAATTCGCCGAAATCGCGGAATCCGAAGTTACCCGCAGCCCGATTTTCCACCTGCACACGATGCCCGGCGCGCGGTTGCTGCTGCTGCGACTGGGGAACCGGCCGCGGCTGCAGGCCGGAGCCGTTGCCGTTTGCATTTCCGTTCACGTGTATGACCTGGACACCAGCGGAAGGCGCTGGCCCGGAGAGATGTTGATTCATCACTTCCAGCTGCTCGCGCCGCGCGACATCGGCCAGCACACGCGCCTGCTGTTGCATGGTATTCTCGAATTCCTGCACCTCGGCATCCGACAGGTCCCGTCCCTCCTGATCCGCCATCGCCATAATTGCGGTAGCTCTCGCTTGTAAATCTGCCGATCGCTGCCGCTGTTCCTGAATTGTTACTGCTGCCATAGAGAGTCACCGCCCTTTTTAATTGGATTTTTGGTACTGCTCGAACAATCTGCGATTCATAGCCGCAAGCCGCGCCCGGCGCGCATCCGCCCGCGGCCGTTTCACCGCCGATACTTTCACCCAGGCCGGCATATTGCGAAACCGCATGGCGGCCGGATAGCAGGCCGCGATCGGTAGCGCTTCTTCAACCTGCTCTGCGAATCCTTCATCCACTGCTTCCTGCGGCGAAAACCAGGTTTCCCGATCCATCCACTCAGCCAGGCGTTCGCGGCCGGCCGGCGTATGCCGCTGATAGGCGTCGATTAGGTTTTCTTTCGTCTGATCGAGCGTATCGGCCAGCCGGCGCAGTTCATCCGCTCCGCCGAAGGCGAACGCCAACGGATTGTGAATCATGAACGAGGCATTGCCGGCCAGCACAACCCGCGCCGCCGCCATTGCAATGACCGAAGCAATCGACCAGGCCATTCCATCGACGTAGGCGGTGACAGGCACCGGCGAGCGCAGCAGCGCGTTATAGATCGCCAGGCCCTGAAACACATCCCCGCCCGGCGAATTAATGCGAACCGCTACTTCATCGACACCGCGCAGCCCTTCCAGCCGCTGCGCGATGGATTTCGGCGTTTCGCCGTTTTCGTCAAAGAACAGCCCGCCGCCGCCGATGACGTCGTAAAGGTAAATCGTTTCGGTTCGTACCGCGGCGCTAGCTCGAACCCGCGCCGCCGTTCCGCGGGATAGAATGGTTTCCGTCATGTCCGTTGGTTCCTGTCGTAGGGAATTGCGATTTGACACTTGCCGGCAGCAGCTCGAACTGCTGCCGGCTCATCTGTAACAATTGCAGGCGCCGGTAAGCCTGCGTTCCTGCCTTCACGTCATCCGTTGCCGGCGCCTGTGCCTGCTCCGGCGTAAACAAATCACTGCCGCCGCCTCCGCTCGAGGTTGCATCCGGCGTCTGCTCGCCGCGCGTCACCAGTGCTTCCGTCTGCGCTTCCCGATACGCTAAATCCGCTTCCGCCTGCTGCAGCTTGACCCGCGCCAGCGGTTCAAATTCATCGAGTGGCACCGTGTTCAACTGGACCGTACGCAGTTCGCCGTTCGAGACGTTATCCAGCTCTTCCATTTGGCGCACGTCGTTAATCGAAAGAAAACCATAGCGCAGGCCGATGCTATACGCTTCATAACGCGTTTTCAGATCGCCCTTCAAAATTGGCGTCAGCGAATGCCGCGTGAAAAATTTCGATGTGCGAATGCTGCCTTCGAACAGTTTGTAGTCAACTTCCTGCTGCAGCCGGATCGTCGCCGGCAGGAAGGTTTCGTTGAAGCAGTCGATTTCGAGTGCCTCGATGTTCGCATAACTCGCTTCCTCGAGAATGCCGATCTTATGCTGCGGCACACGAAACCAGCGGCAGATTTCCTGCGCCTGAAATTGCCGGCTTTCTAAGAACTGCGCGTCGCGCAGCGGAAGCTGCAACTGGTTGTACTTCATGCCCGATTCGAGAATCGGTACTTCGCCCGCATTGCGCCAGCCCATGTAGCGTTCGCGCCAGCTCCGTTTAATCGCATCGCTGTGTTCCTTATCCGGCAGCTTGCCCGGATATTCCATCCAGCCCGACAAAAACGGCGCATTCTGGAAACCCACCGAACCGAAGACCTCGAGTTCCTTGCCGAACGAAATCGTCTGCGAAGCCTGCGCAACAGTACTCAGGCCGACTACGCCGTTTGCGCCGATATTGCGCCAGTGCAGCATATTGTCAGCCGTCACCGTCCGATCTTCCTCCCCGAGGTTGCCCCGCACGATGTAAAGCAGATTGCCGCGGCCGTCGCGTTCGATCGTCACCTGGTTCGATGGCACCAGCCATAACTGGTACGGATAGCCATCATTGCCCCAGGTAATCTCCGCGAAGGCATTGCCCCAGGCCAGCATCTGCATCACGATCGCTTCGCGAAAATTCATAGCCGGCATGTCATCGTTCGGCCGGCGATTCAGCAAATACCAAACGCGCAGATCGGAACGCTGCCGCGATGCGCCGTTCGGCAGGCGTTCGAAAACTTCCCATTCGAGCATGGCCAGCGTTTCCGCAATGACGCGCATACAAGCAAACACCGCGGAATAGGTCAGCGCCGTTTCCGGCGTCACCGGATAAGACCCCGGCACACGTCGCGGAGGCAGCCAGCCGCCCGCCACCTGCCGTGGATCCGGCCGGAACTGATTCAGGAAACGCAGCGCGCGCGTCACTAGCGCTAGGACCGGATTTCGCGGCAGCGGCAACGCATTCGTCATTGCCCGAATGCTCCGTAGTCGTCGCGCCGGCTTTCGTTCTGCGCTTCGCGCACCGTCAACCCGCCCAGCGCCATCAAATCCAGCCGCACAATCGCCGGCCCCTCCGGCTTCATCTGCAGCTCGAGCGAATGCACGCCGGCCAGCTCGTACCCGTCCAGAAAAACACGCGTGCCGATCAGTCGCGTACCATTCACCGCAAAGCCCTTCGGCACGATGATTTCGATATGCGGTTTATTCGTCATAAGCCGGCCAGCGGATCAAACCCGCTTCGCCTCGATTCTTCCGTTAGACGAAACGGAACCGTGCGAATCTCCGGCCGGCCGTCATAGGCAGATGGCAGCGCCTGATAGGCCTTGATCACGCGATCGGCTGCCAGGAACATCGCCACCGCCGCGTCAATCTTATTCGCACGCGTCTGCTTTCGCGGAAAATAGTTGTCGTTCGCATCACGCCGGCAAACCACGTTCGAAACCATCCAGGCAACCGCAGGGTTTCCGTCGTGCGCGATCTGGCCGGAGAGCAGCCAGGCCTCGGTTTCTTTCATGGCCGGCGAGAATATCGCCGTTGCCTGCTTCGTTTCTGCCACCGGCGTCTCAAACGATCGGCGATTCAGAATCGAGAGCAGCGGAGGCAACTGCCAGGGATCCGCCGCCATCTCCCGCACATCGTAAACCCGGCCGATCGCTTCCAGTTCATCCGCCAGCGCTTCGAAATCCTGAATGTTGCCCGGCGCAACCGTGATGAATCCCTGTTTCGCCCAGGTTTCGAGCAGCGCATTTTCTTCCTGCAGCAATGCCCGTTCCGGTATCCACAGCCGGAAGATCAGCCGATGCCGTTCGCATCCCGCCTGCGGAGGAAACCAGAGACAGAGCGCGATTAAATCACTCTTCGTCGCCAGGTCTAACCCGACGTAACAGAATTCTCCCGCCTCCGGCTGGCGGAAGTCCGCGGCCGCACACCGCCAATATCCCAGATCGAGCCAGGCCGCGAATGCATTGACCCACTGATTTGCACGCGTCGTTTGAAACGCTGCCAGCGATGCCGGCGAGTGCTTCGCTTTCTGCGCCAGCGCCTCGATGTCACTCCGATAAACCGAAACACCCAGGTTCGGATTCGCCTTCGGCCAGTTCGCCGGCT